CTGGGTCTGTACCCTCAGTTTCAATTGATTCCATTCTGAATTTCTGTTTTGTATCTTCAATAATACCATCATAAATTTCTTTTTTATCACCATCATTCAAATCAAATATATTGTCATATATCCATTGTCTTGACATTAATTTATTTTCCATAAGAGTATTTGCAATCTCAGTTTGTTGAGTTAACAACTCTAATTTTTCTTGTTGATGTATCATTGATGGGTTTGTTAATTCTAAATCAAAATTGATTAATTCTGCATCATCAAATCCTTGTGTGTATAAGTGAACAACAGCAATCTTTTCTAATTCAGCACATACAATTTTCTGTAGTCTTTCTATTGTTCTAGCAAATCTTACATCTTCAGCAGCCAATGTAGCTTTACTTCCAACATTCTCATCATATCCAAGAAATGCTTTTGGTATTTTTAAAGCTGCCATCATTTTGTTTTTTAAATATTCAACATCATCGATAGCACCATCATTACCTAAAGCTGGTAAAGTATCTATATTCGTACCACTATCCCCACCACGAACAGGTAAGAAATAATCTTCTGTGATGGATTCCATATTGTATTTTAAATTATATTCACCATTTGCATTCATCACAGGTGTCTTTTTCATCTTTCCGATGATTTGTTGCATAAAGTTATCTACTTCGTTTGGAGGTATATTACCAATGTCAACTTTAAATACTCTTTTTTCAGGTGCTCTCATCATTCTATGAATTAACATAGCATCTTCCATAAGAGTTAATTGTTTAAATACTCTCCTTGCACCTTCTAACATAGATTTACCATAAGGTAAGTAATTCGTATCAGCTAAATTTCTGAAGTGAGCAATTTCATAGTTTTCATATAAATCATCTGGTTTTGAAGCTCTTCTTGTTTCTGAATATTGTTGTATTTCAAATTGAACTAATTTAGGATTACTTGGGTCATGCCCTTCCATTCTATTCACCTCATATACTGAAAGAGGTTTTACGTTAACAACTCCGTGTTTATCTAATATATCCAAATGTAAATAAAAGTCCCCATATTTAGTCATATTACGAATATAAGACCATAAATTGAACTCAATGTTCATTATGTCATAAAATAAGTTATGTAATATTTTTTGAACTTTTGGATTGTCTGTTTTAATCTTTAAAATTCTGTTTTCAATATTATCTACAGTAGATTCATCACAATATATGTCTAATGCAGATGATATAATTGGGTCTGCGTCCATTAATTCATAATCTCTGAATAATTCTTTTCTTGCTACATCATATGCACTTGCATTCTGTTTAGCCGCATATGAAGATTGCCCATATCCACTTGAATTTATTCGATTGTATCTATCAATAAAGTTAGATGTTAGTGCAGTTTGAGAAAACTCGACATCTTTAACTTTTACTTGTCCTGAATCTGTTTTTCTAACTACTATTTGATTTTGGAATAATTTTCCTAATCTCGTTAATATATTTTCGTCTGCCATTTTTTACCTCTTATTTAATTAACCAAGTTAAATCTTCTTTTTCACCTGTTCCAATATCCATTTCATATGGATTTTTTTCTTGTCCAGTAGAACCTTTACCAAAACCTACTGCGTGTTCAGATTTGTTTCCATTTGACTTCAACATTGAGTTCATTGTTGCCCATTGTTGGTCATTTTTGTCTTTCTGTAGTCTGAGAGCTGTATCTCTAACCCAAAGTGCTATTGAATAAGACATAACTAAGTCGTCATTGTAACCTTGCATTGCTTCTGCCTTTGATTGTGAAATTCCAGTCTTGTATATAAATACAAATAATTCATCGATTAATCGATTTGAGTGAATTTTCACCAATTTTTCTCTTGTATATTCTTCCATTTTAGCTATTGCTAATGGTCGAGTTTTTACTGTTGTTGAAAAACCAGGCACCATATTTCTATCTTGTGCTCTGTACTTGTTTGTCATATTATGTTCTGTATCAACAACTTGTAAATCTTTTGATTGATAGAATAAATTTTTATATCCTCTATCTATAATAGTTTGTATTGTAGCCCAACCGATATTGTTGTTTTCAACTACTAATAAAGCATCATTATATTTTGTAGCAACTTCAATTAAGAAGTTTCCGTAATCAGTTGTACTTAATTGTCCTTTGTATTCTGCACATTGTTCCATATCATCTACTTCAAATACTTGACAAGCAGAAAAGTCACTTCCATCACCACGAGCAACATCAGCAACCACTATGTATTCTTTTGTATAATCAGGTTGTCTCCATACCCATAAACCCCTGTCTATTCCAATCTCTTCAATTGGAGCTTCTATCATTTCATCTTTATACCATTGTAGAATTGCAGGGTCAACTACACTTCGTCCACTTGATAGGAAGTCTGTATCACACTCTTGGGAGGCTTGAGTAGGTCCTAAAATCTTATCTTGCTCATCTCTCCAAACTTGGTCTCTATCAGGATGGTCTGTCCAATGTAATCTAATTGTATTAAAATTATTTGTTCCATCTTCAGCACCTAACCATTGCTTATGAAACCAATTACCCACACCATTAGGTGTTGATAAAGCAATACATCCACCACCAGTAGATAGTGTTTGTTGTGCAGCTGTCCATATTGTATCAATACTATGAATAAATGCTGCTTCGTCAATAATCAAAAGAGATAACGCTTCTGAACGACCAGCAGATTCATTTGAAGCAATTGCTTTTATCTGTGAACCATTTGTAAATCTAATTGATAATTTGTTTACTTCTTCCGTATTTGTTTTCAACCATTGAGGTAAACCATCATACATAACCCTTACCTTTGTAACAAGGTTTTTAGCCGTATCCTTACCTGTAGCAATTACTAAGATGTTTTTATCATTGTGAAATAACATCAACCATAAAGCATATCCAGCTGATAAAGTTGAAATACCCAATTGACGAGCTTTTAAAATTATATTGTAACGATTGTCTTTAAATTCCGTTAAACATTTTTCTTGAAATGAATATAAATCAAACTTTACCTTACCCCTTGTAGGATGTTGAATAGTACAATACTTTCTCATAAAATGTACTGGGTCTTGTACACATTTTAGGTATTCCCGCTGTATGGCTTGTTTTAAATCACTCACTTGATTTGTCCTGTTAAAAATACTGAACCACTTGTAAATATAACTCCACCAAAGAACCAAATATATCTATTATGATACCATTTAGGTTTTATTGTTTTAATCATATCGTTTTTTATTTCAATCTGTTCTTCACAAAGATTCATTTGTTCTTTATAATTTAATATTGAAATATCATAATCTTTGATTTGACTTTCTAAATTCAAATAAGCACTTTCACATACTTCTCTTTTCATTTCAAGAGCTTGAATGTTACCATATAAACCTTGCGTTTCTTCTTCCGATAAACAGGTTCCCTCACAAGGTTCTTGTGTAAATATAAAAGAAAATATTAATACTATTAATAACTTATACATTAATATCCACTGCCTCCACCTGAACCACCACTAGTACGTCTACGAGTATTCATTGTACCAGTTCTTGTTGAAGTTCTTGTTGGTGTCTGTGTTGTATTTCTTCTTCTATTCATATTGTTTTGTCGTTGTGTTCTTGTTTGATTTTGATTTTGTGGTCTTCTAGATCTCGTTCTTCTTCCCGCAGTTTGACTCAAACCATTTGTTCTGTTTCTACTACCATTAGGAGGAACAGTAGTTACAATAACTGGATTATTCATATTATGTGCTAACATAACAGTTCCATTAGCGTGTTGATGTAATTTAGTCCCAATACTAACCAATGTTCCATTTGATAAATAATATCTTGGTGTTGCTGTCGCTGTAAATAATCTTGTAACAGGATTTTCATCTCCAACAGCAGTTTGTTGTTGAGAGGGTTGAATCGTTGATTCAGAAGTTAATACTAATAATTGTCCACCTGGTCCAACACCATTAAATCCCTCTCTTGCACCAGTAATTGTTGAATAAATCTCACCATTAGTATCTCTAAAAACTAATCCATTATAAGGTTGACCAGTTGATTGTATAACATATTGTTCATTATGTCCAGGTATATGTGGCATTATTTTTTCTCCTTACTAAAGTTCTTTAAGAAATCAGAAGCTTCTTTTTTAGAAACTTTTTTTTTCTTATATGTTTTCTTTTTAATATCTTTAAGAGCTTTTTTCTTATTATCTAAACTCTTTTTAATTGCTTTTTGTGACTTCTTTTTATCTTTTAATAAATCAGAAACTTTTTTAGATTCTTTTTTTAATCCTTTAAGTTTCTCATCTTTTTTACCAGCACTTCTACCTGATAGAAATGCTACAATGATTCCACCACATAAAACAAAAAATCCTATAACATATTTTTTTATTTTACTAAACATATTACTTACCAAAAGGTAATTTATCCCATACAGGTTTAATCACTGCATCGAATATAATATCGTCTTTTTTACTTGGTGATAATTTTACGATTTTTTCTAATGTATAAAATCCTAACATTACCCATTCCCAATTAGCCATTAATAAATCCATCATAGTATTTCTCCTATTTAAGGTTTTTATTTATTGTCATTTCAACTTCACCATTTGCTAAAGCATTTGCAACTTTCATATCAAATGGGTTTTTTTCTTTTTGTTTTTCCATATCATCAATCCATTGAACCATATCTTTTTCAATTGCCTTCATATTAATAAAATCTTTTAATCTTCTATAAGCAAACCATCTTAACTTTGAATCAAATTCTAAATCCATTTCATAATTAAGTTGACAATGATAACATCTACCATCAGCTTTATGAGTATCTTTATCCCAAGCTTTAACTACAAGTTTTTCACAACCAGAACATTTATTATCCCAAGATGGATGTATTCTATCAGATACTCCTAATCTACCTTTTACTTGATACCCATCTTTTTGTTCCCAGGGAGTTCCATCGGAATCAACCCATTTATCACCAACTTGTCTTGTTTGTTCTATTTCCTGGTCACCAACACCTACTTGAATTTTATTTTTATAGTTTCCATCCAACATATCTTGGACTTTTGCTAAATTTTTACTCATTTTTACCTCTTTGTTCTTGTATATATAAATATCTAAAAATAAATTAAACCTGTGATTTGATTGATTGGGGCAAATGCACCTGTGAATTTATATGTCTTTCCCTTGTACTTAAACACTATTCCTTCACTTGGAACAATAGCATCCAAACCACCAATCTTGTTTAATTTATCTAATTGTAATTTTAATGTATTTAATTTTGTTTTATCACCACTAGCT